GTTCTTGATAGTTTTGCACGGTTGACGGATTTGAAAAGATCTATCACGTCTTCGGTAGGAGTTTCAGGCATGAAAAACTCTAAATCTCTTTGACACTGACCAAGAACATTTGCTCTTCGGTCAAGGACTACTTGTTTTCCTGAACCAACCACTTGGCCATCGACGATGAGCTGTGAATTTACAGTTCCGTACGTGGGGTGGATATAGTTCTTTCCAGGAGATAGATCAAGACCAAGGTCTTCAACGATCTTTCTCCACTTAGGATAGGTAGTCGGGGTTGTACGCATTAGAATGTCATCACCGTTGATCAAATATTGATCTTCTTTGAGACCGCTCAATAATGCAGTACAGTTGTTAATAATACAGAGAATTGGAAATGAAAGCAACGATCCCATTAATTGTCCTGATCTTTGGAGAGCCGGTTTTAGGCCGGAACTCTTAGGATAGTACATCATATGGGGAGAGACTTCTTTCATGGCCCAACGTTTCGTGGGTTCATGATCCGTAGAGGTCTCTAGGATTCCAGCAAGGACAGCCTTAGTGGCCTCCAGCGCTATAGAATCAGTTGCTGCGGAGTAATCTCCAGAAATCCAAACGTCTCCCTCTTTCGAATTGCTATATATACGATCAATAGCAGATTCTAAACGATTCGTTCCATGGGTAAGACAATATTGTGGAAAACACCCTAAGGCGCGCCACATGGCATGCTGAAAAGGTTTCAAGCAAAATGTGTCTCCCATTCCTGCAGTAATCGTTCGAACTTTTAATGGTTCAATGATTGGTTCGACCCGTATGGGTAGTGGGCCAGCAGGAGGAAAAGCAGGGAACCGTAGTTCCTTCCTTACATGAGTTCCTTCAGTACCTTCAAATTTTTTTCTTAAAAAAGAATAGTAAATTTTTGTAGGACGACGGGACTCTAAATCGTTTAAGAGTGGTGTCAATACTTCTGTATCTTGACACTTATTAACAACAGTTTGTGTCCAAGTATTTCTATAGTTCTCGTGGGTTTTCTTCTTACGAAGATACCCGTTCACAAGTTCACTAAAATCTCCATCATACTTACGCCATTTCTTGGGATCACCTTCTGAATCAAATTCAGAAACCGATCGGAACTGGACGTGAGATAAGTCAGTGGCACACGGATAAGACCGCTTACGATCAAGAGATGCCTCTCGATCAAAAAGTAATCGATCTCGTCTATTCCAGGTGGGTATAAATGTTAATTCATAAAATACACTGGACTCCACATAAAAGACTTTGGAGAAACGACGCCAAAAAGAGTTATCATCAATAATCACTTGGGAATCCTTATAAATAAGATTCAATGGAACTCCATAATGGAGGTTCGAAGTAGTGATGATG